TATTAGCGCTTCCGGTGGAGTTAACCGCGCTACCCTCGTCTTTGACGTAGGCGCAACTTTAGCTGTCGCTGTCGCCGGTAACGTTGTAACTATTACTCGTTCAAAGGCGTGGGATGTTACGCCAACTGTTGGTGACACTCTTGTAATTGCTGACACTTCTGTTATCGAGGGTGCAGCTAACGCCAACATTGGCGCTTATGTAATCACCGCCCGTACCACGACCACAATCACAGCTACCAAGCTTTCGGACGCTGGCAAGCCTGCCGCTGTTATTGGCGTCATTACGGCACCTGCTGCGGTTGGCGCGGTTGCTGAAGCAGCCAACCTTGACCTAGCGGCTTACTCGCCTGTTACTATTACCTTGACTTCTTCGGTCGTGGTGGATGGTCTAGGTAAGAGCCTAGAAATCAACGACCTGGCAACTGGTACAGACCTCCTTTCGCGTACCGCTTTTGACCTTGGTACGATCACCCCAGTAACCTGGATTTCGTTGTCTGGTGCAGCTAAGCTCCTAACCAGCGCTGCCGAGTATGCCGTAACACTTAACGTCAATCGTCAAGTCGACAGTATCACCGAGGAACTGAGTGCAGGCGGGCAGATTGCCCTTAAGCTAGGCTATACTGGCACCACTTGCGTTGTTGTAACCAACGCAACCACCCTTTCTACCACGGTAGTTGGTGGCGTGGGCTCGGACCTCAGCATCGCCTTAAAAGACTTCCCCACTCTGGCTGACCTGGCTGCTTATATCAATGCGCAGCCCGGATACCAGTGTGCTGTTGGCAGCGCTGCCATTGGCTCGTTCTCCAGCCTTGGCCTAGACGAAGGTACTTATGCGGCTGCTACCAGCTTCGGTAATTACACCCTACGCCTTAAGGTAGATGCCGTCAAGTTTTATACCGTCATCAACGAAAACAGCAGCCTTGTTCAGCTGGGCGACCCGACCTTGCCAGCTACGAAAGGTCTACCAGCTGTTATGGCTGCTACCACCTACCTTGCTGGTGGAACTAAGGGCTCGACTACAGATGCGATTTTCAATGCGGCTGTGGACGCGCTCGAAGCGGTCAAGGGGAATTTTCTCGTCCCACTCTTCAGCCGCGATGCAACTGAAGACATTGCCGACGACCTGACTGAAACTGGCTCGACCTACACCATCGCTAACGTTCAGGCGTATGCTAAGACTCACGCACTTAAGATGTCGACCCTTAAGCGTCGTCGTAATCGTCAGTCGCTGGTTGCAGTTCGGGATACGTTTGACAACGCCAAGGAAGCAGCCCAGAATCTTGCTAGCCACCGCGTTTGCTTGACTTTCCAGGATGTTAAGGCAGTTGGTGCCAACGGCATTGTTCAGTATCAGCCCCACATGCTAGCGGCTCTTGCTGCTGGTATGCAGGCTGCTGGTTTTTATCGTGCCATTGTTAACAAGGGCATCAACTGCTCTGGCGTGCTCCATGCTGTAAGCGACTTCAAAGATAGCCTAGACTCGAACCTTGAAGATGCTCTACTGGCAGGTCTGCTTCCAGCTAAGAAGTCTGATTTCGGTGGGTTTGTTTGGGTTTCTGACCAGACCACTTATTCGAAGGACGATAACTTCGTATTCAACAGTCTTCAGGCTGTGTATGTAGCTGACGTTATTGCTCTTACCTGCGCTCAGCGTATGGAGAAGATGTTCGTTGGGCAGAGCGTGGCCGATATTTCGGCTGCGGTGGCCCTGGGTGGTTTGGAAGCCATCTTGACCGACTTCCTTCGCCTTAAGCTCACTGCGCCATCTGATGACGCGCCTAAGGGCTATAAGAACGCCACCATCAAGATTTCGGGACCAACTATGGTTGTTCAGGCGGAAATAAAATTGGCTGGGGCGATTTACTTCGTTCCGATTTCTTTCCTGGTCTCGCAAGTGGTTCAAACTGCTGGATAAACTAGACTTAATCTTTTAAGTACAAAGAGGAATTATGCCGCCCAAAAATATGCACGGAGCCCGAGCCCGCGTTCATATCATTGACCGCAACACAGGCCAACATATCGAAGTAGGTATCTGGAACAACTTCAGCTACCAGGTCAACTATGATGTCCAGCCTTCATTCGTGCTGGGTCGCTACAGCGCAGCTGAGCTTACCACCACTGGCGTTGAGCCTGTGAGCATTACAGCGCAAGGTTTCCGCGTCGTTAATCATGGCCCCTTTGAAACAGGTCGCCTTACGAGCGTACAGACGCTTCTCACCCAGGAATACCTTAGGATTTACGTACTTGACAGACAGACAGGCAAAAACGTAGCAGTTATCGACCAATGCTTACCAACCGGAACAAGCTCTACTATGTCAGCGAAACAGCTAACAGAAAGCACTTGTACATATGTTGGGCTGCTCATGGACGATGAAAGCACCGACAATGCCGAAGCAGCTGGCGCAGCTGATTTCCCGCCCATAACCTAGTAGAAATTAACTTAGACTAGGACCCCGGGCGGCTCGCAAAGCTTCCCGGGGTTTTCTTTTTGGGCTTGCAAATTAGGAAGGATTCGCTATAATAGGTCTACCATGACGAAGAAGGAGATATACAAGCTGTCGGTTGAAGTGTCTAGGGGAGTCCTGCGGGATTTCTTTGGCACTGCCGATGGCTTCTCTAATATGGAGCTGGGATTACCGCGTAAGCGGGCGCGTAAGCGCGTGTACGAGAAGCTGGAAATCCTTCTTCTAGATAAGGTACGGTAATGGTCCTGGGTATCATAACGGTAATGAGGCGGCCTGTTAAGCCGTGATATGTACGTTCGAGTCGTACCTCAGGAGCAAGGTAAGCAAGGTCGGGCGAGCCGGTAGCGCGGCTCCTAAAAAGGTCAGAAAGGGCTGACCGGCCAGTAGGCGTCTCCACTGGGCCCAGATATTCTCGCTTAGTTTAACTGGCAAAACAATCGTCTCTGAAGCGATAAGATGTTGGTTCGAATCCAACGGCGAGAACTAGAGAAAGGAAGAAGATGTTAAGCGACCTTACGTAGCCGGGATAGCCCAATTGGTAGGAGGCACTCGTTTTAGAAACGAGACAGTAAGAGTTCAAATCTCTTTCCCGGCACTTACAACCTAGAGTGGCGGAACGGAATACGCAGCCGACTCAAACCCGGCCGGGAAACCATAAGGGTTCGACTCCCTTCTCTAGGACTAAAGGACAACGCATGGACGATGCAGATATTAGACACCCGCATGTAGCTCAATAGCGTAGAGCGCCTGGCCGATTACCGGGAGGTTGGAAGTTCGAGTCTTCCCATGCGGACAATCCCGGATGAGGCAGCTGGGTAAGCCGCTCGCTTGTCAGGCGATGAGGGATGGATTCGATTTCCATATCTGGGGCTGATTTTGTAAGGCGGTATAGACAACGGAGGCATGGTAGCGCATAGTATCGGACAAATATGGTGTTGGTAGCTCAACAGTAGAGCGCTCGGCTGTGAACCGGGATACATGAGTGCGACACTCATCCATCACCCCACTGCGGGTTAGCCTAGAGGCCCAGGTAGCTGGCTCATACCCAGAAGACAAGTGTTCAATTCACTTACCCGCAACCACGAACCCATAGCTCAACTGGATTAGAGCATCAGCCTACGAAGCTGAAAGTTGCAGATTCGACTTCTGCTGGGTTCACTGAAGGAAAATGAAGGAAAATGAAGGAATTACGCTCCGATAGCTCAGAGGAAGAGCAAGTCCTTTACACGGACAAGGCCGGAGGTTCAATCCCTTCTCGGAGTACTATTGACCAAAATAAGTGCTTGACTTTGACTGAAGCTGTGGTAGTCTGGAAGCAGATGAAGGAGGTAAGGCCATGAAGCCCATCGAGCAACTCCGGCAACTGTTGGGTAGTGGGGAGTTTCATCACGCTACTTACCGTTCCAAAGGGACGGTGTGGGAGGGCCTGTGGTTTTATAACCGTGACGTCAATGGCTTTCGTGGATACTGCGCATTCGGCTGTGTTAGGAAGGATGACCCGGACTTCAATCAGGCTATGGAGCTGGTTCGTAGTACGGGGATGTCTGTTGGAAGTTATGGAGCTGGGTAGGTAAATGTTGGATGATGCAATAGGAATCAATCCACCTATAGCTCAGTGGCAGAGCGGCTG